TGGCGAGCATACTTTTATGGGTTGGACGGGCCATTAGGCTTCCTTGCGTGCGTAACCAATACGCATAAGAGACTCAATCACCAGCTGGATAGCAGCAACCTGCTCACCACTCAACTTAAGACCAAACGCTGTAACCAAAACACTTAACGAACGAATCAATGCTCGAACGTTACCTTGACTCCACTTGCTCATGCTATATCCTTTCTTGAATGAGGCATTGGGTCCGCAATATGCGAATCCAACTTATCATCTATCTTATCGACTTTAACAACCAGATGTTCTAGCAAACCTCTGGACTCTGCGTGTTGGTTTGTGTTTTCTTTACGAAGCTTTTGCAGAATCACCACCACAGGACCCGTGATGATAGCAACCGCAATAGGCACAACCCATTCCATGACGCATTACACCCAACGACTTCCATAAGGTTCAATAGTGCGACCAGAAGCAGCGGCATCATCTATGGCCTTGCGCTGGCGTTCCACAACAGTAGGACCAGTGAACTCGGCTTTGCCGTGGGTAAAGCCGATACTGATGGATTTGAGGTGGCATTTAAAACAAATAGAACCACGAGCAGGCTTCATATCGCCTACCCATCGAGAATCACATCGTTCACATACAAAAACAGTCATAACCTATACAAAAATCGTTACTTACGGGTGTTAAACATTCCAATAGAAACTTTTTCTTTACGTTCAGGTTCAATTTGGTTAGCAAACCATTCAAAAGAGTACTTAGGTGCCTGAAGGTCGGGCATATATTCTGGAAGCCACACATGTTTCAGCATTTGATTAGAAATAGCCAAGGCCATTACAAGGTCGTCGTGGGGTGAACCATGCATTTTGCCGTTTTCATCGCGAACAAACGTTCGCAATTCGGCAAGAGTATGCTCATCGAATACAATCAAATCCCCATCACGTAAAGCTTTACTTAGTTCGTCAATAGCCAAAGGTTTAGATGCTGCCGTAGTACGCCAACCAAGAATCTCCGTAGCCTGAGGAGCCCTCTGCGCCAGCCTACGCTGCCTGTATATGTTTCTATACCCCACACGCTGCAACGCTTTAAGCGTTGTCAAACCGTGGTTGTTGTTTTCAACGCCAACTAAGCAGTGGTTATACCAGTCGCCCAAATCAAACAAAACATCAGACCCAAACAAGTCTGGGTCAATATGTCCACGCCACCTAGCCACAACCTCGAGAGTTTCGGCGTTGATAACCTGGGCCACGCTATAGTCCCCATGCTGAAGACCCTCAGCAACGTCGGCCCCAATACAGTACACCTGCCCGGGTTCAGGTTCTGCCCAGACCGTCAATGGTCCACCATCGGCTTTAAAGTACGGACCATTATCATAAAGCAACGTACCCTTGATTCCTTCTACAGGAACAATAGCCCTGATGATGTCGATGTCGAACACAGGGCGACCAGACCGGACAAACGCTTCATCAGGGTCAGACGGGTATTCCTGGGCAAGCTGCCAATCGGGCAGCTGAGCCTTCTTGACAGCATACCAATCCTCGTTACGGTCACCAGCAGACCAAGGAAAGAAGATACCCTTAAAGTCGTTAGTGCCAGTCTGGGACCCAACCCAAAGTTTATGAAAGATGTTGCCCTCGCCCTTGGCGGTGCTTAGACAGACAATACGACCACCAACGTCGGCAATAGGCTCGATAGAAGCCCACGCTTCTTCGCTGTTGGGCAAGAACGCCATCTCGTCAATAAAGACTCGATACACCGACTCACCACGTGCAGGGTCGTTGCCGCTAGGCAAAGACTCCAAAGCCGACTCGTTAGAGAACACCATCTTCAACTGGTTGTCGGATACAAGGCCGGGGCCACGTGCCTTCATCCAATCAGGAAGCATCTTATATCCGTACTTAGATTTCTGAAGCAACTTAGCAGCCTCACGTTCCGTACGGCTAAGCATAACTTCAAAGCGGTCAGGCCAGAAGAACACCTCCCAAAAAGCAAAAGCAGCAGCTAACGTAGAAAATCCAATCTGACGAGCTTTAAGAACAATGCTATTGCGGTTATCTATCCAAGCATAAGCAGTCTCAGACTGTGCCTCACGCATGGGGAAAAGAATACGCCCCCGTTCAGGGTGGCGGATATACCAGTAGTTAGAACAAAAATACTCAAACGCATCAGCAAGGTCCGACTCGCTAGCATCTTCTGGTCCTTTACACAAACGCCACTCGCGTTCGTTCACAAGTTCACTTAGTTCCATTCATCCTCAACGAATCGTTCAATAGGTTTACGTTCAGCAGCACAAAACGGGCATTCATCCCACTCCTCGGGATATTCCTCCCCACACCGCTTACATTCAATCAGGTCCATCAGACCACCTTTAAAGTACGGGTCTCCTTCTCCCGAGAAGCCACACTAGCAATCAAAGCATCCAACTCAGCATCAGACAACTCAGTTAACTTACGGTCAGACTTAACCTCCACCGTAGGCGGAGCCATACGGTTAGTGGCCTGCAAGTACAGTTGAGCAGACTTGACATCATTATCCTGAGTAGCCTTGTTATAAAGCATATCAAGAACAGCCTGTGTACGCTCAGGAGAACCCTGGATATCATCAACCCTGTCTTGCCACTGCTGACGGAAATTAGGCTTCTTCTCCCACCGGCGTAAAGTCTTAACATCAACCTTTAAATGCTCGGCCATCTTGTTCTTAGACGGCGGCACACGCTCAGACGGTGCCGTACACAACCAATCCAAATACTCCTGCTGTGGCTGCGTTAAAACCAACTCTTCTTTCATAACCCTATAGGCAACTTCGTTACCTGGACGCACATAAATGTGCTAGATAAATGAGAATGATTCCTAGGTTACGTTTGGGGGGGACTATAGGGGGGGTAGCCAGAAAACCGTCCCTGAGACGGTTTCAACCAGGTTTAGCGGATACATCGGGGCGAGCCGTAAGCGAAGCCCCGAATATGTTACATCTTGGCTATTAGGTATGAATATCGAACACCTAAAGCCGTGGACTGAAATCCGTGTGACGTGGCGTGATGCCTACGCCCCGCACAGCGGATGGCATGAAGTAGACGAATACAGCCCCGAAGATGCTGTAGCAGTTACTATCGGAAAGTACTGGCCTGACTGTCAAGAGAACTATTTGACTACAGCGGGTACGGTGTTTGAGTATGAGGGTGACTCACCGAAAACGGTGGGCGACATTAACCACATCCCGTTGGGATGGATACTAAAGATTGAGGTCATCAATGCCAGCCAAACCTACCCCCAAGCGTGACTCACGTCTAGCACGTGCAGGTGTTAGCGGATACAACAAGCCGAAGCGTACACCTGACCATCCTAAAAAGTCCCACATTGTTGTAGCCAAATCCGGCAGCCAAATCAAAACCATCCGATTCGGCCAGCAGGGTGTAAAAGGTTCACCCAAGAAAGCAGGGGAATCAACAGCCTATGCCAATCGCCGGAAATCCTTTCAGGCACGGCATTCCAGCAACATCGCCAAAGGACCCATGTCGGCCGCATACTGGGCCAACAAAGTAAAATGGTAGCCTAGGAGTCCCTAGAACAAAAGTATAGGGGCCTATACAAAAATAAACGCTCCCGCCCTGGCTCAGTAGAGTCCCTTTTATGTCGGCGCACGGGGGGAGGCGCGCCCCCACCCCTGTGTGTACCTGCCTGTGTACGCTAATAAACCCCAACAAGCACAAGCGGGCGGGGCAGAACAAGTCCGACATTCACAATAGTGAGCAGGGCGCACCTGCTGGTGGCGTATCAACGCTGTCGGTGTGTGTGTCTATCTCAAACACAACATAAACAACTCGGAACACCGTTCCGAGTTCCTAACAAGGAGAAACACATTCCCACTACCAAGGCAAGCGGACTTTCCGCACGAGTAGACGCACGCAAGGCAGACTTGCTTGAGAAGAAGGGAGAGACATACATCATTGACGCTTGGGCGTTGCGTTACGACGAGATGATGAAGCGTGGAATGAACCCTACGCAGTATCACAAGGCGTATAAGAACGACGAGAAGCGTTTGACTGATTATTCACTCTCTGTCTTTGACAAGTATCTCGGTGCTATCAAGCGTGCCGTCAAGAAATACGGAACATTTGACAATGCGAAGAAAGCGTTTCTGCTTGATACTCGCAAGGAATACATTTCCATTCGCGAGTTCATTGCTTGGGCACCTGCCGGACAGCGTGCTAAGAACGCAAGCACAGAGAAGAAGTTTGATGTGAAGCGTGAAGCAGTCAAGTATTCAGTCAAGGAACTTGAGCAGATGCTTTCTTTCCGTAAGCGCAATCAGGGCGACAAGTTCGCCAAGTAAATCTCGGAACAGTGTTCCGAGTTTCATAATCATTTGGTATCTACCCTATGAAACGCCGTTAGGCGTATCGCACCTGTGAGTGTGACTGACGATTAGTTAGATACAGAAAGGTCATTGATGACTGTTATCCATAAGACACCAAAGGAGTTGCTCGCAATGATTGACGACATTGTGATGGAACTTCAGGATTGGCGTGAATACGAAGAAGAAGTTGATTACGACAGTGAAGCAAGTGATGTGCTTACTGATGCGATTGACAGTTTGCTTGCTGTTGTCCGCCACTACGGATAGTTAGCAACGGGGCGTGAGTATGGCTCACATCACAGTTCAAGTCTGTGTCGCCCACCATACGAACGCACAGTGTGTTCGTAGTAGACAACAAAGGGGTCAGTGATGACTACTCAAGAAATGCGTGACGCATTGGAGATGGAACTGTTTGGTTTCATCAAGGGTCAAGAGCGAAAGATGAACGCTCTTCTTGATGAGATTGACGAGTTGGTTGCTCAACAAGAGTTTGCCGACAAGGTTCTTTCTTCACGCACTTTCATTCAGGGCAACGCTCTGTAATCTCGGAACGCCGTTCCGAGTTTCATACGCTCTCTGGCGTGTGTACCACATCACCAGCATTCGTGTTGGTGGTGTGACCACTCATCAGAGATTTGGTGAGTTCACAGAAAGGCATTGTGTATGCCAAACATTGTTAGCGTTGCGCCGTTTGATTGGTCGCAACTAGAGAAAGATACTGAGTTCATCAGTTGGCGTGGTAGCAGTCAGTCGTGGCCTGATGTGTTGCCTGCTAGCGAAGAACGCTTTATTGATTCGTTGTTGGAGATTTACTCTGATGACAACACAGATGAATACGAACATCTTCCTATGTGGGAAGTCGTTCGCAATCCAAATGTTGGGTTCTGCTGTAAGAACCGTTGCGATACAGGCGGTCACCGTTCTGTTCGCTACAAGAAGTTCACATCTAAGACAAAGAGAAACAAGTAATGACTACAACAGTAGACGAAATGATTGCCAACAAACTTTGCTGGCACAGGACAGTTGTGTTTCCTAGTACGCCATTGAGTGTGCTAGCCACAATGTCTGATGATGTTCTCCGTAACTTTATTGTTTGGAACAACGAGAAAGCGCGTGATGGTGTTGATGGGCGCATCAAGATGCGAATGGAACTTGAAGATTGGGAAACGGAAAACGGTCAAGACGCTTTGTATTGGAGTATGAGAGTTGAGCGTGACCGTGAACTAATGCTTCTTTCTAAGTATGTTGGTGACTCCGACACTGCTCGTAATGTTCTACTCAAACGCATTGAGAGTAAGTACGAGTGGAGATTTCTCAAATCAGAACTTACTGACAAAATCAATCAGATGAAGTCAGATGTATTCGCCGACATCAATGATGATGACGACGACTTTCAATAGAAAAGGAAAACAAATAATGGAAACACAAGAAATTATTGAGCGCATACAAGCAATGGTGGAGCGACGCAACTTTGCGTTGGAACGCATTGCTGCTAGAGAGCGTGAACTAGCAGAACTTATTGACCACGGTTCTATTAGTGATGTTCAGGACACAATCGTTGCGTTGCGTTATCTCAAGGGTTCTGTCTCAATGTGGGATAGTCGTATCGCATTTGAGAAGAAAGCAATCAAACTCGGAAGCGTTTCCGAGTTCTAACAGAAAGAAAAAACAAAATGGAAATCAAGAAGTTCATTAGTAAACACGGTAATTTTACCGTTGTTGAGTCATTCGTTTTGGATGAGAAAGGTTTTGTTTGGAATGAAAACATTCACGAATGTATGATAATCGCTGGCGATACCGTCGTACTTTATTTGGAAGGTGAACACTTTTTGGATTTCAATAACGCGACAAGTGACATTGCCAAGCAGAAATTTCTATACAGACAAGAAATGACAAGGAAAAACAATGAATAAGAGAACAGAACTACGGTTGCGTTTGCTTCCTATCAAGTTTCGTTTGCGTAGGCTTGCGATTTATTGGTTGGAGAACGCCATTGACAGGCTGGACATTGACAAATGTACACGCTATGAGAACTCTGTGACTTTTCGTGATTTCATTCACGACGACGACCTATTCACATTTGACGACGACGACAACTACTAACAGAAAGAAACACAAATGACCACCTACTACGACATTGACTCAATGCCCAATGAATACGACAAGGAGAACCAGTATCTCAGGCTTGAGCGTATTTGGTTTGACGGAACTAACGGCGTTATGAACGCATACGAGTTTCTCAATTCCATAATCAAGCAAGATGGGGAAGTATCTTTCTCTCGCTCTGTTGCTATGTATGACGAGTTCTACACAAGCATAAACATTCATTTACCTGTGTCTGTACGAAACAGACTGGAACAAACAATCCAAGATTTAGCGGTTATTGCTACGGCACTGCGAAATAAACAGATTGACTTTGGCTACACACGCCCAACCACACAAGGAGAAACCAAATGAAACCAGACAACAACATTGACCGTGTAGTGTATCGTGCACGACAGAACGACGCAATCCTGTATTGGCAATGCGTCAGTACCACCGACGAAGAGTTCCAATGCGTGACTTATGTTGATGACATTGACTTGCCAGTGTATGAACGAGAGAACAATCTCGGTATGCGTTGGCTTATTACACCAATTCTTGACCGGAACATTGTTGATTACAACGGCAACCTTCGGTCTTGAAACTCGGAACACCGTTCCGAGTTCTATCCACAAACAAACAACAAACCAAATAGGAGACAGTAATGACTACTGACCAAAACCCCAATGAAAACCCAGTCAACGACGAAGTTCCCGACACTCCAGAAATGCACCAGTGCGACTGGTGTCAAGACGAAGTTGAGCGTGAGTCAATGACCGAATGCGAAGTTCGTGGACGAACAACTTGGCGCACAATTCACTTGTGTGAACCGTGCGAAGACAACTCAACAAGTTGCGAAGACTGTTCAAGCACTATTCACTACGACAATGCTTATTCCATCAACAGCGACTTCTATGTATGTGAAAGGTGCTACGAGAACAACTATAGTTTCTGTGAATCCTGTGAGTCTCACTATCACAGCGAACATTACTCGTCTTGTCCAGACGGTTGCGACGACGACGAAAGAAGCAACAGCCTTATCCAGTCGTACTCGTTCCGACCTGACCCTGTGTTCGGTTATCTACGCAACGGTGTGCCACGCTACTCAAGTGTTGCGCCGGCTAACACAAGTGTGACTGGCTTTGAGTTGGAGATGGAAGCGGTGAACTGTGAACGCTATGAAGGCGTAGAACTTGCAAACAACATCTTCAAGGATTGGTGCTACTTCAAGGAAGACGGTTCTCTTAGCAACGGCTTTGAGATGGTGTCTCACCCTATGTCGCTTGACATTGTGCGTGACACATTCCCGTGGGAGCGTTTGCGTGAACTGTCATCTGTAGGTATGCGTTCTGCGCAGACACGCACTTGTGGTTTACACATTCACATCAACAAGTCGTTCTTTGCGAACAACCCAACAACTATGTATCGCTTTATGTCAATGTTCTATTCCAATGCCGAGCAGTGGAAGAAGATTGCTGGTCGTAGCGAATCAACATACGCAAGTTGGAGCGAGTATGAGCAGTCACAACTGTTGTCATACACGAAGCACTTCGCCAACCGTAATCATTACAGCAACAGCGACCGTTATGTAGCACTCAACCTTCAGAACCGCAACACTATTGAGTTGCGTTTCTTCAAGGGTACGCTACGCCCGAGTTCATTCGTTGCTCGTCTGGAAGCGGTACACGCTGTAGCGCAGTACGCACAAGAGACACGCAACAATGTTTCTATCAAGCGCGCCCACGATTGGGAGCGTTTCCGTGAGTGGACAACACGCAACGGATTTACACACTTCAATACATACGCAGATTCAAAGGGAGTCTAATAACAATGTGTCTACTTACTTTCATTCCTGAATACACCCAACCTGACATTGACTTGTTGGCTACTGGTGCTGTCAATAATCCTGACGGTTTCGGTTACGCCATTCATACTGGTCGCAACATTATTCACAACTCTGGTCTGAAGTTTATTCAGATTGCCGACGAGTTTCTATCGTTGCGTGACAAGTATCAAGGTCCTGCGTTGTTTCACTCTCGTATCACAACACACGGTGGTACAA